CAGGTGTAGACATCAAGTCTGAGTTGATGTTGGGAGCCTTAGGCAACGGCACGCTAGGCATTGCCTTGTTGGCTTCAAGATACGCTACTAGCGCACCGTGCACAGTATCGAACGTGATGGGGTCTGCCGACTTCAGCAGCTTCACTTCTTTAGATGCGTCCATCTTGAAGTTGTGCATTCCGACAGGGCGGAGAACCGATGCACTGTCAGATGTACGTGACGCGTCAGCGGCAAGACCCCAAACGCGACAGGCTTGCTTGAGGAGAGTGGCAGTCACCTTCCACGTAAGCGCGTCGACGTTTTCCGTCAGCGGCCAGTAGGCATGGATGCCGTAGCCAGAAGACACCAGCATGGGCTGAGGAAGACCTACCGCAGCGCAGAACTTAACCAGCTCTTGCACAGCCACCTTGCGGTTGGCGTATGGCTCAGCAGGTTTGGACTCTTGGGTGTCAATATCCAACCAAAATGATTTCAAATAGAGGACATTGTCCTGAGTCCGAGACCCCTTTTCTTTGAACGACGCCAATGCGAAGTAGGTGTCACGCCCTGTATCGTTGATCGTGCGGCTAGTCTCTTCAGCCCAGCTTAGATTGTCTCCGTAGAAGTTTTTGAACGCTTTGTTGTGGAGCGTACCAATGCAGTAAATTCCCTCGGTCGGAAGGACCGTCTCCATAAATTGTATAGTGTCCACGCTTGTACCACCATGCGTTGTGAGATCAGCTTACTGGGCTGATCTGGTTGGCCTCTTTGCTTACTAATTCCATGTGCTTAACAAGAACCTTGTGAGTCTCATCGTTGCGCTCGCGACGGTTCAAGTCCGCAGAAACCGGAAGCTCTCCAGCTTCTACTGCTTTCTCAATCGCGTCAACAAGAGTCGAAACCCTATCGGCAAGAATTTTGTGCGGCTTGCTGTGACCGTTGAACCACAGGCTGACTGTGACACGGCCCACACCCAACGCCTTAGCGAACTGGTGCGGAAGCACGTTAGCCTTCTTTGCTAACTCGAACATAATATACTCCTAATTAAATGCCGTCTCTCCGAGCTGTCACGGGTCTTTCCCCGTCGTCAGGTGGTACCTCAGTCGTCCAGCATACCCAGCACGTCATCAATCGAGTCGTTGGCCTCGCTGATGATCGCTTCCACGGGCTTACGCGCGGGGGCAGGTTGGACAGGAGCAGGTGCAGCCACGGGCTCAGGCGCTGGAGCGGGAGCCGGGGCAGAAACATAGGACGGTGTAGCGCCCATCGCGTCCCAAGCGTCATCTTCCTTGGGCTGTTGAGCGATGGCGGGCACGGTGATGTCGGCCTCGACACCCGTGATGCGGTTGATAACGTCCTTCTTATCGCCCATCGCACGAGCGACTTCCTCGAGCTCATGCTGTTCCAGCCAGCGGAGCGGCGTGAACTTGAACTTCTGGTGAGCGACAGTGTGGTCGAACCCGATGCGGGTAACGACTGCCGAGTAAGGAGCCTTACGCTTGTTGAGCATCTCAGCGTAGGCGGTCAAATCCTTGAGCGAGCCAGCGGGGATGCGCAGCAGCATGAGCGTGGACAGGTCGCCCGACGGAGCGACAGCAATACGGCGCAGGTCCGTACATGCCTTACCCTTACCACCTTGCTCAGTGATGCGCGAACCCCATGCGTTGTGCGGGCAAGCCTGACACGAAGGGGACTGCGGTGACGTGGCGTCACGTGCCGGACCAACACCATCATTGGAGTAGCAGGTCGGCTTAGCCGACGAGCCTTCCTCATAACCGCCTTGATAGAAAATCTTGGAGAGGTTGGGGTTGGACTTAACGATAACGACTTCGATGGAAGAGCGCGGCTCGCCATCTGGATTGGTCAGCAGGGTACGGGTGTCGCCCTGCACCACGTGCCAGACCTTGCCCTTGTACGACAGGATGGGGTAGCTGCTCGAGCTAACACCATGAGAGAGATCGTTGTTGGCCTCTACGCCACCGAACATGGACGCGATGTGGGCGGGGACATTAGCGCCCTCGAACTGTGTGATATTGCTCATGATTAAGACCTCCGAATGTTGACAACTACTTCTTCGCGCCAGTTAATTCCCGGCGGCAACTCGCCATGCTCTTCGACATACTGCTCGACAGCCTGCTTGCTGACACGCTTCTCGAGCATATTCCAAAGCTCGTTCTTCTGGATGTGGTCCAAGACGTAATCCCAGTCGGCCACCGTAGCAGATGTGCGCTTGGACTTATAGACCGTTCCTGTTGCGCCCTTAGCAGAATCCATGCCGATCTCGTTCAGCTTTTCAAGCAGAATGACTTCAAGTTGATCGAGGGCGGAATCGAGGCCAGCTACTTTCTTTTTGTAAGCAGCGGCAAGCTCAGCCTTCTTATCGCGCAACTCGATGTATTTCTCGATGATGTCTTGCAATGCTAGTCTCCAATTATGTTATGGTGTTAGGTAATATACGGTTGCACCGTTGAGGTGTCAACCCCGCAACGTCTCAAGGAGAAGTCCTTGAAGCGACTGCTTTTTCTGGAGACGGCTGTAGATGCGCCGCTCCACCTCACTGGCGTCGATGTTGACGATGAGCTGGTTGTGCTTCTGGCCCGGACGGGTGATGCGGGCGTTGGCTTGCTGGTAGATTTCGTTAGACGTGACAGGTGCAAACCAAATGATCGTGGATGCAGCGGTCAGGGTCAGGCCGTGCGACATGGCAGCGGGCTGTGCCACCAGCACTTTGAGGTTCTTGCCGTTCTGAAACTCGTTAAAGATTTCGTCACGTGCCGCCTTGGGAGTCTCGCCGCTGATCGTGGCGACAGTAAAATGCTTACCTAACTGGTGGGCAACTTCCCTCAGCACACCCTTAAACGGCACAAACACGATAACTTTTGTGCCAGCCTCGTCGATGATGTCTTTGACTTCGCCGATGCGCTCGTTGTTGGGCAGGATCACATCGTTGCCATCGGAGTCGTAGACAACGCCACAGGCGATCTGGATCAGCTTCTGCATCTTGACCGCCTCGTTGACGGCCATGGCTTCCTTGTTGTCGAACTCCATCTTCAGCTTGGTCGCCATGTCGTTGTAGGCTTTGACTTGCTCTGGAGTCATTTTGACGGTGCGGTTCTGGAACAAGCACGGCGGCAGGTCCACGCACTGGTCGCGGGAGAAGCGAATGCTAGGCTGCATGGCGTTAGCCACGATCTCCGTCGCACCCTCGCGCACCACCCACTTGAACTGGCCGAGCTGCTTCATCACGGAGTCGCGAAACTTGCCAAAGTAGGGCGGAACATTCTGCGGCGAGATCAGTTTACACTGAGCCCATGCGTCCGTTGGCAGGTTGGGTGTGGGCGTACCTGTAAGTCCCCAGATGTAAGCGCGGCCAGCACACACGTTGCGCAGGGATTTCCAGCGGCTGGTCGATGCGTTGCGGAAGGACGCGATCTCGTCCACCACGATCAGGTCGATGTCATCACGCTTCTTCAGGTCTTCCTCGATCACCTTGATGCCATCGTGGTTAACGATAAAGATGTCATGGTCTTGGGCAAGAATCTTGCGCCGACGATCTGCCGATCCATACAGCACGCCTACTGAGATGTGGGGGAAGTGACGGAAAATCTCGTCTGCCCATGTGCGCTCGAGTGTGGATAGCGGGGATATTACCAGCACCTTCCTGATCTGGCCGATGCTCTTGAGGTAGTCATACGCCCACAACGTGGCGAGCGTCTTACCTGTACCCATGTCGTTCAGCACGAACGCCTTCGGGTGGAAGGTCAGGAACTCGGCAGTCTCGAGCTGAGCCTTGAACGGCGCGTACTGCCCCGCCCACTGGTAGTAGTGGCGGATGGGAGATGTGACCGGATAACCTAGCGAGCGCAGGATGCGCGCTTCCTCCAGCTTGTGAGGAACGGCGACTAACTCCTTGCCCTTATAGGAGAACTTCTTAGAGCTAGGGATGACGGTTGTGATGTAGTCGGGGTTGCGTAGGTTAAGAACTACGTTCTTCGACTTAGTGTGGATCAACATTCTGTAACACCTTCTTAGTCTCCTCAACGTCACTGCTCACGAACGCTATCCCACCCGCCGCCACGATGGCATCTAGGGTGGCCCGTTGGTTGGCCGTGACGTTCTTTTCTTTGCCCGGTGCTTTGCACTCTATGGCGAACAACCTACCGTTAATTACTCCGATGATGTCGGGGATACCGACCACACCCATGCCGTTTTGCACGGGCATGTAGAACCAGCAGTTGGGCAGTGTCTTGAGGTAACGCTTGATGGCGGCTTTTACTCGGCCTTCAGGAGTCGTCATTACTGCACCGTGCTGTTGTCTATTCTAATCATCTTGTATTTAGCGTTGAGCTCTTGGATACCTTCCAGAGCCAGCGCTTCGGGGACAAGTCCGCAGATGACGTGGAGCTTGTCCCTAACTCTAAACTCAACGAACAACATGGGTAGATCGTAGTTCGGGTTCTCTTCAATGAACCACGTGCATACGTCACCTGTGAAACCCGTGGACAAGAACACATCCAGTATGGTCTCGGCCACGACGTTCACCTTACTCTCCGCAGTGTTCGCAGAGAGATTTACCTACCGGACACCATTTTCGGCATAACCCGGAAGGGCGAGCGGGCCACTTGTTGGCATCCATCGCCTCCTCAAGCCGCTGCACACGTGGAGTAAACTCCTGCCAGATGGTTGGGATGTCCTCACGGGTAAACACCTCATGTGTAATCTCGCCTGTCTTCAGCCAGACGAAAGCGTTGATGACTGTATTGATGTAAGGCTTCTGGTGCATCGTCATGGCAGCGGTCAGCTTTAGCTGTGCCGACTCAGGTGTAGGCTTGCCCGTCTTCCAGTCGCCGATGAAAACCTTGTCGCCCTTGGTGATGGTAAAGTCGGTGATGCCTCGCACCCACACGTCCTTGGCGAACCAGCTTGTTGGCGTGAAGCTCTTAGTCAGAGCCATCTTCTGCTCGGCCTCCAGCTTCGCACCTTCAGCGCGCTTGGCAACCTTGGCGGCGATAGGCTCGAACATCTCCATGTTGTTGGGGAGAGGCTGACGTTTAACCAGCCGATACTCCAGCGCTTTGTGGACTTGGTTGCCCCACAGCGTGGCTTCGGTCTGAGGTTCTTTGACTTCCTTGGATACCTTCGTGAGGTAGTAACGCTTCGGGCAAGTCTCGAACGCGGTCAGAGACGAGTACGACCATGCTACGGGCTTCAACATGGGTTAGTCCTTATAGAAATGTTCTAGGATCAGATGGCAGTAATGGATCGCCTTCTCGATGTCCTGACGCCCGTTCTTGCGCTTGTGCCGTGAAATATATTTCACAGCGTTGCCCTCGAGCCAGCCCATGTCGTTAGCGATGATATATTCTGTTGGTGTTATGGGCATCTCAAGATAGTGGCTGCCGCCTACCTGCATGTTGGTTGCGTCACTAGCGAAAAGTTCAAGCTGATCTTCCATGAAAGCCTCCTCTTGTTGGTGTAAGGTTGTTAACGTTTGATGTCAACCAGCGTCATCCAGCTTCTGTGCCACCACGTTGGCAGCAATGATACTTTGCACTTCTTCAAACGTAGCGGCGACGTGTGTCTTGTAACTCTGAGGTGAGAAAGGTGACGCGGTATGCTCGACCTTAACGAGGTAGCCATTTTCAGCGGGAGTTATGCCGACCCAAAGTGTCTTGGGCTGTGTGAACGTGCCCGCATTGATAGAAGAGGCTGTGATTGTTCCCGCCTGTATTTTTCCCGGTACGATAGAGCCCGGCGCAAGGCGGGCTCTATAGTTGTTCTGCAACGCCTTGTACTCGCTCTGTAGGCGATCAATCTCGTCTAATTCTTCTGCTAGGGAACGTTCCACAACTGGCTTGCGTGATTTTCCAAACAGTTTCATTTCAACCTCCTTCGATACATCGCCATATATTCTCGCATGTAAGCCGTGCGCTTGAGTTTCTGGCGATTTCGACGTTCACTCTGGACTGCTTCGCGGATGTGCTTGCGTCGGGTGTTGACCCGCTGGCGTATCCGTCTCCACGATCCTTCATCCTCGACTAGGTCCATGCTCTCTTGGAGAGCCTCGGGCATGAACTCTGTGTCATCCAGCCCTTTGCGGTAGAACCGTGTCATCTTAACCGAGAGAGCTTTCCACTGGTACGTACTAAGCTCTGACAAATTATCAATTAGTTCCTGCTCAGTCATCGAAGGAGAGACTATCAACTTCACCCCCACAGTAGATGTCATAGTGACAGGCGATCCGAGCAGCCATCACAGCGTCAGCGCCCATCTCCAACGCACCATACGCGAAGTCTCGGCCAGAGCCATCAGCAAATGACTTGACGGGTTGCGTCACAAAGAACGGGCCATCCTCGATGCGTGCAATCGTGCCGTTGCGGTTGATGATCCACATGGCCGTGTTGCCACTGCGGTCGGTATAATCACGTGGAAAGTCAGCAGGGATAGCACCCTTCTCAACCCAGTCTCGTAGAGCATGCAGCGCTTGATACTCCCCAACGCCCGCGAACAGGATGTCAGGGTTTGATGTGCAGCGATGAATCTTTGTGGC